GTGATTAAAAATATCATAACTACCATCCAATGCCAAAATCTTAAATCTATCAATATCCATAGCAGATAAATCTTCACTGGTATCCTCCTTATTTCTTGGTCTTTCCTTTTTAATAATGTCAATCATATATTTTTTAGTATTGTAAATCTTTGTTGAGAAGAATTGAGAAAAGTATTTTTTACCTTCAAAAGATACAAAAACACTTTTGCTAGGCTTCAAAACCTTTATCAAATATTTTAAATATAATTCTAATTTATATAAAAATATTACCCACAAATAGGAATACTTTTCATTTTTTTCAGGTAATTCTCTATTTAATAATAATCTATCATGTAACTCATTAACTTGTTTAATTCTAACATCAATTTTGTTTTTATCTAAATCTGCAAAGACATCATCAGTAAATTTACAGTTAAATTTAGGAAAATCAATAATATCATCTATTTTTTTTTCTCTAACATATTTCTTAAGTGAATTAAAATCAATAAACAAATGTTCAATCGGTTCCTCAAATCCATCAGTAAAATTACTGTTAAAAATTGGGGAGAAAGATTGACTGTCCTGGTAAGAACCTGTATAAACTTCATTGTGATCAGTGATTGAAACCAAGCCGTACTTGGTAAATGTAGCGTAGCCGTGTTGAATACCCATCTTATAGAAAGCTGGTGAGTCCTTAAAAAATGATGTTGACTTTCCATCAATTTTTTTTATAATTAAAAAAATTGATTAATTTAAAAACTATTTTATTTATAAATATATAACAATGAATCTTGAAAATTTGATTTTACAAAACGGCAACAATCTTCCCACTGATTTTATTCAACACATTGGAAATGAATGGTCTGAAACCATCCACACTCCAGATGGAATTGAAACTTTTGATGCAACAAAACTTCGCAAACTTCCGAGTATGAGTACAGTTCTAAGTAACCTCTCCAAATATGAAGTTTAGGATTTGATTATAAATTTTTTAATAAATACTGTTCGCATTTCCAGGAGATGGGATTATTGAATTAAATAAATCGTTTCTGACATCAATAACTTTGGTGTATCCCCAATTCAATACATCATTTACTCCGTTGGATAAATCGTTGTAGCCTTCTTCTAACAAATTAGTCATTTTATAATTAGTAGATAAAATATAAAATTTTTAAATCAATTTTTTTATAAATTTATTTAAGGTCTTCAATTTCCATTTTTAGATTTAAGATAGTTTCACGTAAACCAATTAATTCATCATCATAAGATTTTCTCTGTAATAAGTCTTCCTTATTTTCTTGAACCTGAGAAATCATATTCAAATAATAAGTACCACGTTTCAGCCTTTCTTCTATAAAAACCACATTCTTGAATGAAACTGGCATATTCGCCAATTTCAGTTTCCGAACCCTCTTTTTAATCAACCGATGTATTTTAAACACCGTGAAACAAATTGAAAAAATCGTACCAATCCATACTGCACAAGAAATTAACTTCTCATACAAATCTTGACATCCCCAATTGTTCATCGCCCAATAAGAATTTAAGCAAACTTCACATTTTGTCGATCCAAAACTTGATGCATATTCGCCAATATTACAAGGGTGACAGTAATCGAATCCTTTGGTTGAATATGTATTTGGTTTGCAAATTTGAGGATTGACTGTTTGGAAAGTGCAGTAATAACCTTCTGGACAAAGTTCACAACTTGAACTACCACTCCCTGAATATCTTCCGGGTGGACAAGGAACAGCTCCATTTCCTTTACCATCACAATAATAACCCGCCGGACACAATACACATTTCGTCGAATCTTGTGAAAAATAATCCCTATAAGTTCCAGCAAGGCATTTCAATAATTGTGATGGATCAGGACAATAATAATTTGCCGGACAATCTTTTGGCATACTAGAACCAGCATCACAATACTTTCCCAAAGGACAATCAATACAAGGCATTCCATTTTGTTCAAATGAACCAGTGTTTGGGTTATAGGTTCCAGCGGGGCAATTAACACACTGATTTGCACTTATCAAACCAGAAATATTTGCATATGTTCCGGATGGACAAGGATTTGCAGTGTTTTCAGTTGAATCACCTGGTAAACAGTAATAACCAGGAGGGCACGGATTCGTTTTAGTTGCACCAAATGGACAGAGAACTCCTCCAGGACAAATATTGCACTGAACTGGATTAATTGTCATATAATTGTTAGTATTACAACTACTAAAAATATCAGCTTGTGTTGGATAAGATCCATAAGGATAATTTATCCCACCTGCAAATACAACCAAATCATTATTTACAAGACTTGTCCCAGTTAAATAGGCTCTACCATTAGAGATAGGAAATTTACCGATACTACCTCTGTTATAGTCAAAGAAATCAACAAATGGGTAAGATGCTTCAATAATACCTTCAATATAAAATATGCCTCCAGTGAAAAATAAAATATTTTTATTTGGAATTGAGGCAGCCGCCAATCCTCTTCGAGGATACTGTAACTGCAATTGAGGGTCCCAATTACCAGTAACAATGTTAAATACTTCAATGCTGGCAAGATTATTGTTATTAACATCGATTCCACCAGCGAAAAATACTTTTCCTATATTGGGAAGAGAAGTCGCTGCAGCTAAAGATCTGGCATATGTTAAATTAACTAAAATCCAGCTTTTTAATCCTGATGAATATATATCAACAGTATTAAAATTCTGCACCAAATTCTGTCCTCCTCCGAAAAACGTCAATCCATACAAAGACGAAGATGTCGATGCAATATTTGTTCTGGCTTGAGTTAATTGTGAAGTACTCCATTTATTAGATTTTGCATCATAAATATCAACAATACTATATATTGTTGTTGCATCTCTACCTCCAGCAAAAAAAACTAATCCATCATTTTCCAAAGAAGTTCCAGCTAAACCATACCTTGGAATTGATAATTTTAAATCATACCAAACTTTATTTGTTGAATCATAAATATCAATCTTGTCATAAGATTTGGTTTGTGTTATATCGCATCCTCCAGCAAAAAAAACAAGATTGAAATTAGAAAGTGAAGTCCCAGCCAGCATTTTTCGTGCAACTGATAATTTACTTTCTGTCCACTGATTAGTGTTAATATCAAATATATTAACAATATCAAAAACAATCTGTCCATTTGTTCCTCCAGCAAAAAATGATAAACCTTGATCTGATAAAGATGTGGAGGCCAAATCACTTCTCCCATATTGAAGTCCAGCATAATTTATCAACTCTGCATAAACTTTCACAAAAAGTAAAGTCAAACAATAGAAATAAACGAAATTCATTTCTTAATATTTTGCATATACTTTTGGTATAATTAGTATCACTTTTTTTATAAATTATTTACATAACCCATATGGGAATTTTATTGTTAAAAAATAATATCCTGGGAAAAATTCCCCCTCATAATATTCTCTACTTCTCCATAGATTTGCCGGCATTTTTTTACCATTGCGACCACTATGGGTAAATTATACTATCTTCATAAAAATAATTGTAAAATAACTCAAACAATCCCATTTTATATATAATAAATATTTTATAATAAAATTTTATACAACAATTAACTTATCACCTAATTTTTCTCTTAAATCATCCAAATACTGATAACCTGAAAATATATACAACTTCTTCAAATTACTTGGAAATCTTTGTATTCTATGCGAAAAACATACTTTAAAAATATCCTCCCAGGAATTGTGAAAGCAAATATAACTCCCATTAAACATACTAACTCCAATAAAAATAATTTCCAATGAATCCGGTAAATTGTCCAAATTTTTTTTGTATGTTCCAGGAATACCAATCTCTTCCAATCCAAAAGGTAAATTATCAAGGTAATGATCATAAAAACAAAACTGATTAAAATAAAGCTTTTTTAATGACCGCGGTAAAAAATCAATCGGTTGATTAAAATATGATCCTAACACCAAAATTTTCAAATTTCCCGGTAAATTATCAATTAACTGATTAAACCGATCTCCAAAACGAATTTCCCTTATATTTTCGGGTAAATTATCTACCGGATGATCAAAATAATCATTAAACCAAACGGTGTTAAACTGCCTCATTTTGTTAATCAGATTATCCGTTAAACATAGATTGAATGATCTTCCAAAAATAATTTTGTCATTTTTTATTGTATAATCCATTTTATCTTATAGCTTATTAAATAATAACATTAAAATCAATTTTTTATTAAATATTACCTATAAAATTTATATTTTTCCCTTCTCGTAATATCCAACCGCTCAGGGACACAACCATAATAATCACTCGAAACAACTATTGTCATCAACCTCAATAACTTATGCTCATCCCTAACCAAAGAATGATTAAAAAATTCTCCAAATGATATATATTGTAAACTTTCTGGTATATTAAAATCAATGTATTCGTCAAATAAATCTCCCAAAGATAAATGTGACACTCCATCTGGTAATTTTACAACAAATTTTTCTTCTATATTATTTTTTATAAATTGTGGATGTTCTAGGTGAAGAGACCAAACTGTTTTGGGTAAATTTAATAATGAATGAGAATATTTACTAGTTAATTTAAGTTCTTCCAATTCAGGTGGTAGATTGTCGAGTGGTTGGTCAAAATGTTCTCCAAGATTAAGTTTCTTCAAATTTCTTGGTAAAAAATCAACTGGTTGATTAAATTTTCCTGAAATATGCAGATTTTCTAATCCATCAGGCAAATTCTCAACTGATTTATTAAATTCCATACTTTCCAATCCATTTACTAATTTTAGTGTCTTTAAGGTGCTTGGTAAACTATCAAGATTTTGATTAAAACCCGGAGATCTAATAACAATTTTTAGTATTCCTTCCGGAAGGATTCCATCTATCGGTTGGTTAAAATGATTTTCAGAGGAAGAAAAAAAATATAATTCGCTGCAATTTTCTATTTTTTTCAAAACTTTTTTTGTAATTGGATCGTTACCAAGGAAGAAAAACTTATTTTTGTTATAATAATATGGCATATATTAGTAAGTAAATTTTTTTTTATTAGTTTTCGAAGTCTTTTTTTAATAAAACAACTGTTCCATTTTCAAATAATTCCTTATTTAATTCTCTTAATTGCTGCAGAAAAGGATATTTTTTAAAAATCTCAAGATACTGTAGGTTTTTTGGTAATCTCTTTATTTCAACACTATAATTAATCGGCAACCTCAATTCCTCCAAAGAATCCGGCAAATTATCAATTGATTGATTAAATAAACCATATTTTGGAAAATATAATTTCACTATTCCTGTTGGCAAATTGTCTACCGCATGATTAAATTTAAGGCTCAAATATAATATCTTCAATCCCCCTGGCAGAAAATCAATTGGCTGGTTAAAATATCCATTCAAATATAATTCTTCCAATCTTTCAGGTAAATTGTCAATTGGATAATTAAAGAATGATTCATATATTCCAAACAGGCTTAGTATTTTCAATGATTTTGGCAACGAATCAATTGGTTGATTAAATTGACCATTAAGATATAATTTCTCCAATCCTTCTGGTAAATTTTCCAATTTCTGATTGAATTTTAATCCAAATTCTAATTGTTTAAGATTTTTGGGATAATTATCGATTTTTTTGTTGAAGTTAATTCCGAATGTTAATATTTCAATGGAATCGGGTAGTTCTGAAGAAATAGGTATGTTAAAAGCATTTCCTGAATTAAATTCCCTCAAATTTGGCGGTAATTTTCTTATGCGATAACGATATTCATTCAAATAAAGAACCTCTAATTCAGTCAATTCTGATAATATATCAATTGAATGCCTGTAGCCAATGTTTTTTTTATTTTTAAATATTAATTCTTTGAATCCTTGAGAAATTAATTTCTGCAATTTGATAATATGTTCAGCATTAAATTGTTCAGTGTAATCTGAATCAAAAATAATACACTCTTTTCCAACTGTTTTGAAAGTCATTTTATTATTTGTATAAAATGTAATGCAGAAAAAATCAATTTTTTACAAAAAAAATGATTAAATATATTGATAATTTTTACGGTATTAAAATGCCTAATTGGTGTTCTAATTCGTTGGAAGTTTCTGGAAATGATCTGCAGTTATTTGTGGAGGATGTGAAGGGAAAAGAAGAGGAATTTTCTTTTGCCAGTCTTATACCCATTCCAGCTTGTGAAGGAATGAATAAATCAGAATTGGAAAAAATATTAACCAAAAATCAATTTAATTATTGTGAGTTTAATGACAAAGATGAAGCTTATTGGTATGACTTTTGTATTAAAAATTGGGGTACAAAATGGGATGTTAGGGATGTTTATGTTGATGTAGATGAGGAAAGTGCAAATTATGATTTTGATACTGCATGGAGTCCACCAGAAAATTGGTTGATAACTATTTCACAACGATACGACTGTCATTTTGAATTGACGAGCTATGAAGAAGGAAATGATTTCTGGATGCATTTGAAAATTGAAGATGGAAAAATAACAGATCACACCACATTGTCTATGATGGAAAAAGTAGAAGAAGAATTAAGAAGTCAAAAAGCATTTGATAAAGTAATGGATAAATTTGTTGCCAAATTGGCGACGATGAAATATGAAGAAGGTACATCAGTTGAGGAAATACCAGAATTAAGCAGGATTGTTAGTAAGCTTGTTTGTGAATTCGGTGAATATTATATTTATCAATATTTTGATGATATAAGAGAAGAATTTTATGAAGGTTTGGCTGAAAATGGATTAAAATAATTTATAAATTTATTTTTGGTAAATTTTACTTTTTCAAAAATTAAGATGGATAATTTCGCGTCCGGATTGGTGTTTACATCTTGCAATAATTGATTTAGATGATGTGTTTAAAAATAAATCTTCAACAGAATTTCCAGGGGATAAATTATATCTAAGAATATCCTTTTCATTATTATTAATGAAATTATATGATTGAATAATCAATTGGTTATTTAAGAAATACCAAGAGAAAAATTCGTGATTATCAGATATAAAACATCCATCTATTTTTGGTCTAGAAGAAATTGCAAATGAAATTTTGTTTAATCCAGAAGATATTTCCCAAACATCTATCCTACCAGTACCTTGAATATCTTTCACTACTTCAATAAAATATTTTTCCTTTGTTATCATAAGTGTTGAATTTGGAATAAGTCGATTTATTTTAAAGTTCACTTTAAAATTTAAATTTGAATCAAATTCAGTAATATAAATAAAAGAATTATCTGCAATTATAGGATTATTACCAATTATCCTGAAAAAATTTACCTTCATTGGATCTACTGCAAAAATATTAATAGTTTTTAACAATGTTCCATTTGAAATAGAGTACCAATAAATATTATATTTTTCTTGTCCTCCTCTAGGCATCACAAATAATGAATTATTATCTGGAGAAATCGCAAAAAGATGATTGCAGCCAGGAATTAATATTTCAATATCAACATAATTCTTTTTTTCCCTATTACTTCGGTAATAATTATTCATAAAGGGTATATGAATTATTTGAATAGAATTATCATTGAGGACAAACAATTTGCTATTGCGAATTCTTAAGCAATGTACTCGCCTTGGATCTGTGATAGTATATACGGTGGTAAATATATTATTAAGATTTCTAATTTCCAGTATTTTATTTTCGTTTGCAAAAAAAAGTAGGTTGCCAGTTATTTTAAATGTTGGTGAAGAAGAACAAAGAAGGTTTAAATTCTTCATGAAATTCATTCTTTCACTTCCATTTAAACTCATTAAATTTCCTGGCTCCATTCTTATTGTTTTTACAACCGCACTTGTTAAAGGGTTTTGTCTAGATTGAGGTGCTGTATTAGGTCTTTGAGTTCTTCCAGAAGACTGATTTATATTTGCTGATGAATTACTTCTCTGGGGGTGTCTTTCTATTTGTTGATGCACAGCAATTATAGGATTACCCCTAGATCGAATAACCCCCCTTTGTGTTGGACTTGCCTCAGTCGCACCACCATTTGATTGTATTTCTACTCTTAATTCAACTTTTCTCTGCTTCCTCCATAAATGATGAGCTTTCCATTGTTGCTCAAATCGATCAAGATTGTCCAAAACAAACTCAATTTTATCTCTTCCTAAAATAGAAGATATTTGGATTAAAAATCCTCTTGAATCCTTTAAACAATCATCCAAATTTTTTGTTGAAACAGTAGGAATTCGTCCTAGTCTATCATGATCCATTGTATCATTTTGATGATTAAGTCTATTTCTTAACTCTGCAAGTTTATATAATAAATCTTTGATTGTTTTTTCGGTTTGTCCATTTCTGACAACTGGAAACCAAACATCAAAGTTTTGTTTCAACCATTTCAAAATATAATGAACATCGCTTCCTTCAGGATCTTGAAGACGTCTACACCTGGTTTTAATATAATCAGAAAATGGTAATAAACCTTGACGTAATATATCAAGAATATCGACCAGATAATGCTTATTTTTCATTTCAATTGGAAAAAATTTAGGATAACTTTCTGTGTTACTTGTTTTAAAAATAATTTGTTTGGGTGGCATCATAATTCTTTCTCTTGGATTTAAAACTATTTCTGTTCCACTCATAACATTAAACAATTCATCGTATCTCTTCTGAAACTCTTTTAAAGTAATTTGGTTGTTAGCAAATTGCTGACATAAATTTTTACAGTGACTTTCTTTGTTCATTTTATTGTGTGACCATGATATATCCCAATAAAGAATCAATTTTTATCTACTCAATCCTGTTAAGGTATTCACACCATAATTCGTAATTAATTCAATACCCCTCTGCACATTATTTTCAGTCGGATGTTCATATACATAAGTTAAAACTTTATCATCATAATTTTTAACGCGTTGAACAATATTATGCGTCATTTTTATATTATTAATATAAAAATTTTTTACAATTTATGCATTGGCAATTGTCTTAAGCTCATTCTCGCCGGAAACGGCAAGACCAGCAACAACATTCTGAGTCTGTTGTGCCTGAACCTGAGCAAGATTGGTCAAGCCAAGCTCGTCAGTGTACTGTTGGTTGAAGAGAGAGTCTCCTGCTTCCTCGGACTGATAAACACTACCACCGTGATGTCCCATTATATAATATATTCTAGAAATAAAATTTCTAAAATAAACTTAAATTTCTAAAAAAAAATTAATCTCCTAAAATATCCTAAATTTAATTTTCAATATCCTTCTCACCTAACAAAGTCAAATCAGATACACTATTCTGCGTAATTTGTCCAATAACATTTACAACATTATTAAAAGAATTATGTTGAAGGGGCCCATCTAAAGGATGATTGTAATGTGGCATTTATAATTAATAAAGATAAAATATTTCTAAATATTCAATTATTTTTCTCCAGAAACAGCCAAATATGCAGCATCATTTTGATTTTCCTGTGCTAAAATTTGGTTAAGATTATTTGTGGCTATTTGATGGGAAAATTGTTGATTGTAAAGAGAATTCGATGATTCTAAAGATTGGTAAATATTATGATTTAACATATTTATTATAAATATAAAAATTATAAAAAAAAAGATAAAGTACAAAATCACATGATTATTTCATCTAAAAAGGAAATGGCTTAATCCATCCAACACCATATGGATTATTTCCAGCCCATCCAATTCCAGCAGCATTTACTTGATTAACTAACCAGCGTTGTCCACTTGGTGATGCCTGCATCGCTCTTTCCATGGTCAAATTTGGCCAAAGTTGGGGACAAAAATACGCTGTTGGTGGAGGGGTATTATCCATCCACCCCATATAAACACGGGCCATCTCATTTGATGCTGAAACATCAATATTTCCATTGGGTTTATAAACCCAAAGGTTCTGATCTACCTGCTTGTAGAGCGACTGTCTTGGCATTTCTAAATTAAAATTTGAAAAGCAAAAAGTAAGGGGGAAATTTTTTTTAATAAACCTTTATACATTTAAAACACCGAAATAATTTAAAAAACAACTTAAAGACATTTTACTTTATTAAATAAAGTATAATTGACTTTGATGAATATATTTCCACAACAAAGATAATACAAATATACCCCATTTATTTAAAAATGAGCGATTAAATTCGTTTAGGTATGTATTGTTATGGTTTCTCACAATACCCTTTTATAAGGAGATAAGTGTAGAAAGTTGTGTAACCCAACATTACTAATTTGGAATTGTAAACTCGGCGTTTTAAATGTCCAAAGGTGTAATTTTTACAAAAATAAAAGTAATATTTAATATTTTAACTTATAAATATTTATTTTTTTTATTTATTAAGATGTAAAATTGATTGGATTTTCACAGCAAAATTACTTAAAATATTATATTATTTGTTTATGATATTGTATGAAAAAAAAATTGATGGTAATAAAAATAATATTTTATGTTATTTGTTAAGTAAGGAGCAAGGCTTCACGAAGTTGGGTAAAACCAATTTCTGAC